CAATCAGTCCATCTTTTATCAGCTTTATCAAACCAGTACTTTATCATAATTAGATCACTTGCTGCAAGGACCTTTGTAAAAGGTCTCTTAGCAGTATGATATGTCATTGCTCTATCAATACAGTGGTGTCCTGAAAGAATAAATGCCTTATCCTTGGAGTATTTCTCTCTTAATTTTGTTACTATCATTAATTCACTATCTTGTAAACTAGAATTGCATGAACTACACGCTTCACTCTGACAATCTCGTAATTTACAATTCTTCTTTGAGATATATTTTCCACTAGGAAACTCATCATTATAAATATAATATCCGTCGCCATTGATCAAGCACAAACAGGAATTTTTAATAGTTTTAATAATTGTAATAGCATCGCTCGCTTGATCTACTTTCTTATATGCTAATGGCCATAATATATAATCATCACTATTAATTTCTAATGAACCAGCTGTATATGATTCTAGTATATCTAATGTTGTTTTCCACGTAGTTCTATTTATCGGCATAGAACTTAAGAATAGATAATTAGATAAATCATATTCATTTTTACGTTTATTTATGCCTAACCCAAATTCTTTATTAAAATCTTTATTCTCTAGAATTCCTTTGACATGTGCATCAATTAGAATTAATTCAACCCTATTTTTTTCTTCTTTATCAAGTAGGCTGTAGAGATGTAATAGAATTATTGATATGGTTTTCTGAGCCTCATCCGCATAAATACGCGCTCTATTTTTTGTATTAAGTTGTAACCATCCCTTTATTATATCCTTTGCAACTGATGCACGTGATTTATTTGCTAATGCTGAAACTAAGCGTTCATTCTTATGAAGCGCTCTATATAAGAATCCATTGGGATCTTTAGAATTATTTTTATCACCGTGTAAATTAGGAAGATCTTCTATACCAAGTTCATCAAGAATATTCTCTTTAAAATTCTTAGTAGCATTATTTGCCTGGTTCTTTCTTGACTGTGAGAAGAATATACTTAAAATATTAGGATTATTTTTGATATCATCCTTAATAATCTTAGCAGCCTCTATTGTTTTTTTACCTTGCTCTGGTTTTGATATAATACACGGTATATTAGTATTAGACCCTTTTATTAAATATCTCTGTTGCTTTGGCATGCTTTTTACCGCATTATTAGTATAATTCAAATTTTGAAGTTCTATTAATTTAAGCTCTTCCTCATAAGCAGATTTCTCACTAGTAGATATAGGCTCCTTGTATTTGGTATTTATATCTTTGACTTCATCAAAAGATAATTGTTTAACCTCAAACTTTTGTGGCTGTTTCATAAATAGTTCTACATTTTCAAAATTTAGAGTAAACCATTCACTACCCTTTTGTCGCTTATCCGCAAAATATGTATGAATAATTTTCTCCATTTCACGGAGTTCCTTATCCGTTTTAACATTTACTTTCCATAGAGCATCATATTCTTTATCTAGACCACAACCAGGTGCATCGCCTGTGGCATATTGCCGAAGGCGATGAACTGGGTGAATTGTTAAGCCTAATTTCTTAAGTCCACGTTCATTGGTGAATTTACTTGAAATACAATATACATAAAAACTCTTTGGTGGGATATCTGACATTGTTATTAATTAATATACTAAAAAATCATTTAGGCCTTAGCAAGCATCCAAGCACATACACAGAGTATCAGCCAAGTCATCCTTCTTATACTGCCCCTGCCACCACACGAGCCACTTATGCTGTTCGGAGTCAAATGGGAATTTTCCTAGATACAGCTTAGCCCTATCTTCTCCACCTGCCTTACGATCCTTGTAGCCCGCATCGCCCACTTCGGCTCCCTTTACTTTCTTGCCTGCATGAACGAAGTGGAAGGCCACCTGCCTACGTGCAGCCAGGAATCGTTCTCTCAGAGAAGCAAAAATGAGCAGCTGCACTGTCTTCATTACTGGATTCTTTAGAACAGGCTGGTGCTCAATATAGACATCCTTGACTGAGCCCAGGTGAGCCCAGTCACGTGTAATCCAGCCGCGAATAGCATCGTGTAGATTTGTAGTGTTATCTGCAAATGATGCGGTGCTCTTCTGTTTCACTAGAGGCATCACTGCAATTGTCTCCGCGCGAGCCAAGAGCACAGGTCTCTGTCCCTTGCAGTCTAGACCCTTGGCCTTCAAGAATGCCTGGAGCTGCCCAATGGTCGGTGGCTTCTTAATGGGCTCACCAGTGGCCTCATCAAAAATCTGTGCGTCCTTCTTCAGATGGCGACCACAGACTAGCCCTTCAGGAGCCCTAGCCTTCGGAGGCTTCGTGCACAAATGACAAGTAGGCTTAGCAGTATCATTCAGATCCTGTAGATTTACTAGGGCCCAGTGTTTTATATGGGGTAGCTTTTGCCCTGATAAATCAACCTGAACATCGGCACAACAGTAAGCCAGATGCTTAATTCCTATATCAAGGGCGAGCATATATATGCTCTAGACTCATGCGACTTTAGGTTGATTGTTTTCACTATTCTATACTATTTGATCTCTCATAAATAATTCCAGCATCATTCATAGTTTGTATAAGGCGAGCTAAATCACCCTTTTGTTTTAACTGGATACCTATAATTACTGGTCCAGTTTCCCTATTGATTAAACGAGTATATCTAAAATATATAATATCATCATCCTTTCCCATTACTTGCATAATAAATTCCTTAAGAGCCCCTGGTCGTTGAGGAAACTCAATTCTAAAATAATGTTTCAACCCCTCATATACTAGCGATCTCTCTAAAATATCAGGCATACGAAATACATCTGAATTGCCTCCAGAAACAATGCAGACCACATTTTTATTCTTAATATCGGGACCCATCGTATCTAATGCACACAGTGATAAGACACCTGCAGGTTCAATAATGAATCCATGCTCATTATACATTTGCAGAATTTTAGAGCATACATGGCCTTCATCGATTAGTAAAAGTTTATCTAAATATTTCCTGCAAATTGGAAAGTTAAGGTCGCCAACTTTTTTTACAGATGCCCCATCAACAAAGGTAGTTATAGAATCTAAAATTACCACCTTGTTATTCTTAAACGCTTCAGTCATTGATGGAGCGCCTAGAGGTTCTACCCCGATGATTTTGGTGGAAGGTGATATCGCTTTAATATAAGAGGATACACCAGCAGCTAATCCTCCTCCACCCACCGGTAGAAATATATAATCAATTGGATTCTTTGATTGAGATAGAAGCTCTAAACCAACTGTTCCCTGACCTTCAATGACTTTTTCATCATCAAATGGGTGAATAAATTCTCCGCCTTCCTTTTCTGAAAATTGTTTTGCCGCATAAAACGACTGGTCGAAAGTAGAACCTTCCAGGTGAATATTTATTAGATTTCCTCCAAATTGTTTTACTTTATTTATTTTTTGCAGAGGTGTATTGGTAGGCATGAAGATATTACCCTTAATGGAAAGATGCTGACAGCTTAATGCAACACCTTGTGCATGATTACCTGCTGAACATGATACAATTGTTTGTGTTTTTATAGATGTTAATTTATTGTATGCTCCGCGAATTTTGTAAGAACGCACTGGTGTGAGATCTTCGCGTTTCAGAAATATTTTGGCCGAATGTCGTTTCGATAATTCATTATTAAATTGCAGAGGTGTAGTTTTCAAGATACGTTGAATATTATGATATGCGGCCTTAATGGCTTGCACGCTTGGAAAATACATTATTTATTTACACAATAAATAAATAATATATAGGTCAATTTTATACTTGGAACTAATCTAGCCGCTTGCACCATATCCTGCAGCTCTAGGATTTGCAGGTTCCGTGCCTAGGTCCTTATACTTACGCCCACGAGGAGTATTACGCCCTCCTTCGAACTTATCAGTTAAGAAAACACGCTTCATAGGTGCGTTATTTGTATGAGCTGCAAAGGTTCCGAATAGCTCGGGAACAACTTCACGTCTCTCTAGGCCAAGACCATCTTTCAAGTCGGTGCGACTAAATGTGCAATCGAACTCATCGCAGCGTTGTAATTGCTTTGGTGGAGGGGGGTATACTGCATTATAATAGTAAGATCCTGCACGCTCAGCCTGCCTATGTCTGGAAACTTGAATAAATCCGTCGGAATGATGCTGAAGCCAAGATCTAAAAGAATTACCATATTCTGATGGAACTACATTGTTTTCGCATTGGGACTTATAATCAGTAACTAGACGGGCATCAGACATGATAGAAGCATATCCAGGATATCTTACATCTTCAACTGGTTCAGTTCTCTTATCGGGGACTGATACACGTTTTTCAGCTTCCTTCAGCATATCCCAATTAAGCTTTGGACTGAAATCGGGATATGTTGGTTTTACAAATCGTTGAGAATCCATCTACTAAGAGCTTAGGGAATCAAGTGGTGCCCCTCCTGCAAGCTCCGGCCCATCCATACTGGAAAGTAGAGTTCCCTGAACTCCATTTGATCCTGCAGCATCAGATGACTCGTGTGCCTTGAGGAGATCAACAAGTGTCTTCTTTCTGGCCCCCTCAGCAACGGTTAGACCCTTCTCCTTAGCAAGCTGCTTGAGCTCCTTAATTGACATAAGTTCTAGCTCCGGAGATAGTTTTGTTACATTAATTGCATTTGTGGCAGTTAGAGGAACTCCAGCGAGCTCATCAATCTGAAGAGACTTTATCGGCTGCTCCATAGCCTGCTCCATAGCTTGCTTGTATTCTTCTTGAACTTCCTCTACTTCCTCTTCCTTTAGGGGAAAGGGGCCGGAAATGGCGTTTAGATATTCGGGAGTGGGTTCGAATTCACTCATAGGTCGCCCCTCAGAAGGGGGGCCAGAGACATAGGGAGCAGAATCCATCATTATTTTCAGATCAGTTAGCACGCCCTCAAAGAGACCCATCTTTCTCTCCGTCATTGAGAGACGATTGTATAGATAGAAAATTACAGCACCAAATACAAGTGTAAGAACTATGCCGACCATCAGGGAATCGTTCATTCTATGTCTGAGGCCTAAGATTTAAGGGGGGTTCTTACCGCATGGCTTCACCTATGGCTCCGCCTATGGCTTCACCTATGCAACAACCCCCGATTCTACCAGCAGTTCTCTTACGCTACTCATCGTATTAATACCTGGGATCACCTGATACTTATATACGATCTGACCCGTAGCCTCATCTATTCCAGAATCAACGCAAAGTCTCTGCACCTGCGCAGGGGCACCTTCCGCATGCAAAAATAAGTGCGTGCTTACAATACTCGTCACCATACCACTTGACCACAGTTGTCTGAGGAAAATCTGGCTAGCCGTAGCGGCATCGGGAGGATTCGTGGTGTGAAAGAGTTCATCTATAATTACCCACCCTCTAGTCTTATTTGCCCGTATGAGCTTTACAATATCGCCTGCCACTGTGACCTCGCGCTCAAAGAGTGATGCCTGACCCGGGCGGTCTTCAAGGCGTAAACTACTAATAATCCACTCCACTGGCGTCATCCTACATTGCCCAGCAAAGGCAACCCCCCAAGTATGTGCTAGAACTAGGTTAGTAAGGGCAGATCTTAGAAAGGTAGATTTTCCTCCTCTATTTGGCCCAGTGCATATCGCGTGATGCTGACCCTGGTTCATAACTAGAGTAAATGGCACTCTCTTGCTTTCTTCCAGGAGGGGATCTACTGCATCAACCATCTTGCACATAGGCACAACGGACTCAGACCAGTCTACTGGCACCAGAGTCTTACTCTGACAAAAGGCAGCAGTCAGTTCCACTTGTCCAATGGCTCGGTAGATTTGTGGTAATAAATGTGGATCCTTCACTAACCAGGCCAGAATCTGCCTTTCATCACCCAGGGTTGAAGGGTCAGGGAATGACCATGGCTTCTTGAGCCCCATTGACACCCAGATGTCAGCAATACTGCGGAGACTATTTATAGTATCTACAACCGCCTTAGAGCCCTTAATCATTAGCTGGTCAATCTTGTAACAATGAACTGCATTAGTATAAGGTAAATACATTCCATGGGCATAAGAAAAGAGCATGGATCCCCATTGCAGTAAGGTGCTAAGTGTCATTTCCTGGCCCGCGCGACCGAAGATCATAGGGCTCATTTGTTGCCAATACATTTCCCATGTGATGGGTAGACCATAGACGAATTTTAAGGCTAAGAAGGGGAGTATGAAGCTCATGAATGGCATACTCCATGCAATCATTGGAGCCAGGAAAATCTTGGAAAGTGCAACATACATAAGGATAAAAGGTATGAAGTTCACGGAATCCCATTCACCCGTAAAGAGAATTTGAGACCAATCTTCTTTCTGAGATTCGGAAGCGGTAGCTGGATCAATGGAACGTATGG